AGAACTGGATGATACACGTGATTACTCAACAACATTCGAATTCAATCAAGTGTCCGAATCTACGTTTAGTCATAAGAATTGGCCGAAGGGTCATCCCAAAGAAGGAGAACCGGTTGTATTGCGTGATTATCAAATTGAAATTATAAACAATTTTTTAGAAAATCCACAATCATTGCAGGAAGTAGCAACGGGGGCTGGTAAAACTATTATGACTGCCGCACTAAGTTATAGTGTAGAGTCGTATGGTCGTAGTATTGTTATTGTACCCAATAAAAGTTTAGTAGGTCAAACTGAGGCTGATTATATAAATCTTGGATTAGATGTAGGCGTATACTTTGGTGATAGAAAAGAGTTTGGTAAGACACATACAATCTGCACATGGCAAAGCCTTAATAATATGCTTAAGAAAACAAAAGTAGATGAGGCAGAAGTTCCGATTGGAGAGTTTTTAGAAGGTGTAGTATGTGTAATGGTAGATGAGGTGCATCAGGCTAAAGCAGATGCATTAAAAACACTACTCACTGGTGTAATGAGTACTATACCAATTAGGTGGGGATTGACAGGAACTATACCCAAAGCATTATATGAAGCACAAGCGTTGTATGTTAGTTTAGGTCCACTAATTAATAAATTAGCCGCAAGTGAATTGCAAGATAGAGGTGTACTAGCACAATGTCATGTGAATATCGTTCAATTACAAGACAATGTAGAGTTCACCAATTATCAAAGTGAATTAAAATATTTACTTGAAGATAAAACAAGGCTAGATTCAATAGCAGAATTAATATTAAATATTAAGGAAAGTGGAAATACACTTGTACTAGTTGATAGAGTAAATGCAGGTAAAGAAATAGTTAGTAGATTACCTGATAGTGTTTTTGTATCAGGTGATACAAAGTTAACAGAAAGAAAAGAGGAATACGATGAAATTGCCACAAGCACAAATAAAATCATTGTCGCAACCTACGGTGTGGCGGCGGTTGGTATTAACATACCACGAATATTCAACCTTGTTCTTATTGAACCTGGCAAGAGTTTTGTTAGAGTCATCCAGAGCATTGGTAGAGGTATTAGAAAAGCGGATGATAAAGATTTTGTCCAAATATGGGACCTCACCAGTAATTGTAGATTTGCAAAACGACATCTCTCCCAGCGAAAAACTTTCTTCAAAGAAGCAAATTACCCATTTGACTCAGAAAAATTGACTTACAAGTGATTACCTGATATAATCTTATTATGCGAATTTTAACACTAGATAACGAATTTTACAATTTAGAAACACTACCCGATGAGGTAGACGATTTACGTTTTGCGATACTAGACAATAGTAATCCTCAAAATGTAGACTATCATTATATACCATTAATCTTTTTGGAAAGTTTCAATAGTCCTGCACTTGTATTACATATTGGTGATAGGACATTGAAGATGCCGGTAGACTGGCAGATACTAATCGGTGAACCTGAGATGGGTGACCTAGAAACATTACCGCTAACAAGTATCAATGATAGAGGATTTAAAGCATTTGAGTTTAATCCACTAAGCGCATTCAGACCTAGCTTTCTTGACATTGAAATATTAGATATATACCATGATGTAACTTGGTATGCACCTCGGTTGAAGAACGGACAATTTTTGTGTATTCCTATCGATGATGGACTTAAACCAAGATGTGTTTATTTTGTAAAAGAAATTAGTAGAAATTGTGAAATTATAGATTACAATCAGGCATTCTAATGGCAACCAAAGCACCGGCAGATGAGAAATTTCAAAACATAGATTTTGATTTGTTTGATGCACTTTCTGCATTAGATAAAAAAGACTATGGATACTTAGATCGATTAACAGAAGAACAACAAAAGAAATTTGTTCCTTATATGATGACGCATTGGATGAGTGCTGTCAAAGGTGCTAGTGACATACAAGGTTATTACTTATTAAGCGTAGAAGCCGCAGTCAATAAACACTTATTCAATGAACACGTGATGAAACATCCTAAGTTACAATGGCTTATGTTATGTGCTAGCGGCTTAGGTGCAGGAAAACATTATCATCAATGGATACCTCAACTATCAAAAGGCACACGTGAACTAAAAGAAACTCCCAATAAGAAGGATGTTAAAGAGTATTACAAAAAGATTTATCCTAAAACAGACGATGAAACATTGGATAAGGTTAGTCTACAATTTGTAGAAGAACAGAAGAAGAAAGTTTATTTGGCAAAAAGATTCCCTTCTCTGAAGAAAGATGATATTGAGACATTAGCGTTAGTAGTAACAGATGAAGATATTAACCAATATGAAAAAGACAACGGCAACGATTGATGATATAAAGTTTGGCTGTGAGTTTTGCAAACGTGAATTTATACGTGAGCGTACTTTAATTAGTCATTTATGTGAACAGAAAAACCGATGGTTATCTAAAGACCAAAAAGGTAATAGATTAGCATTTCAATGTTGGTTACAATTTTATGCTAAGAATAGCATGAGTAAAACCAAGAATAAAACGTATGAGGAATTTATTAAAAACCCATACTATACTGCATTTATTAAGTTTGGTAATTACTGTAATGACGTAAATGTTATCAACGTAAGTCGTTATGTAGATTGGTTACTGAAAGAAAATACAAAAATTGATAATTGGAATAGTGATGTTACATATACTAAATTTTTGATTGAGTATTTAAAAAATGAAAATCCATTTGATGCATTAGCACGAAGTGTAGAATGTTGTGCAAATTTAGGTGAAGCAGATAATCTATTACCCAATGACTTGTTTCGGTATGGTAATGCAAATAAAATTTGTTATGGTATAACGACGGGTAAAATAAGTCCTTGGATGTTATATCAAAGCGATAGCGGCGTCCATTTCTTAGATACACTAAGTCAGGATCATGTTAGAATAGTGATTGATTATATAAATCCAGAACAATGGGCATTAAAGTTTAACCGTGAACCAGACCTCGCAAGACAAATTAAAGACACCCTTAGACAAGCCGGCTATTAAGGTAGTATTGGTATGGACTAAAGGGCGTGATAGTATTCCTGTATGGGATGAAATATGCATATGGGCAATTGAACAGTTTGGACTGCCGGGAAATAGATTTGAATGGCATCCTACAGAAGATGATATGGAATTCTATTTCTATAATGAACGTGACGCAATACATTTTGAATTAAGATGGGGGTAGTATGATACTTGAAGTTTTTTTATACGGGTTTATAACAGCATTTGGTTGGTGGTCAGCCCAACATTACGTGATTGAGCCTCATTTTCCACCGCCTATTGAAAAGAAAGTAGAAAAATGAAACCTACAATAGCACTATTTGTTTCTGACCCTAAGTGTTCAGTACAAAGTGCCAATGGTATGATTAGTTCGTTAGATCGCTACTATAATTTTAAATTGTTTTCGAAAAATAAATTAGAATATAATTTTTTTGACGATGTTGATGTGATAGCAGTACCCGGCGGATTGGGAGATGCGGCTTCATTTGAAACATTGTTTAAAAATAACGGAGATAGAGTACGTGAATTTATTCGCAATGATGGAAGATATCTTGGTATATGTATGGGTGCATATTGGGCAGGCAAGCATTATCTCAATGTGTTGCACGATGTTGATGCAGTTCAATATCTAAAGCGTCCGGGCACAGATACCCGTAGACCCCATGCAAAGAATATGCCTATCAATTGGGACGGAATACCAACCAAAATGTTTTGGTATGATGGTTGTGCATTAGTGGGTGATAAAACTAAATTTGAAACAGTAGCTACTTACGAAGCGAACAGTGATAGTATGGCTATCTATCAGAATCGTATAGGATTAATCGGCTGCCACCCAGAAAGTCAACAATTTTGGTATGATGGGTACTCATATCTAAAGGGAAAATACCATAGAGGTTGGCATCATACGTTGTTGTTAGAATTTACTAATCAATTAATGAGAAGATAATGACACTAGAAGATGAAATTACTGAATCTATTGCTAAAGAATACTTTGGGAATATGGATTTTGAGATTACAAAAGACCTTTTAGTTGAGTCAGGATGGTATGTTATTGAGTTACCTACGTTAGGAAGTAGAAAACAGGCAATTGATATCAATGATTGGGTAACAGAAAAATGCAAAAAAGATGTTATATTTAGGGGAAAAATTTTTGTGTTCAAGTCTAAAAAAGAGGCTGAATGGTTTAGTTTACGATGGCAATGATTAAGAAAAGACAAATGACTAATAAGTTATATGGATCTAACGGTGGTTGGGCGGCAATACGTAGTATAAATTATAGTGGAATAGCGCATGTATATGACATGCCCTATCATCAAATTGACCCTATAATATCTTCGGGTGAATGGAACAAAATGATTGATTGGTGTGTTAACACATTTGGACCTAGTGGCACACCTGGCGCACCCGGGGTATGGACGCCCGGCGATAGATGGTATGCTAACAATGCTAAGTTTTTCTTTAGAGACAAGGAAGATTGTGAATGGTTTATATTGAGGTTTCAATGATTAATCTAGAAGAATGGAAATGGGCAGGTAGCAATTATGTTAGAGTTATTGACACTATAGATGTTGATATAAGTTATACTAAAAGACAAGAACTCTACGATTGGTGCAGTGAGCATAACATTGAGATAGAATATCAAGGTACTATGATGGGAACTGATGTTTGGCGTGTCAAAGATGAAAAACAACGATTGTGGTTTAAGTTGAGATGGCAATAACTATACCTCTCAATGATTATGGACTAAAGCCAAAACAAGAGCAATGGCTTATGAAAAATGTAGGACCTAGAATGTTCTATTTACATAATAGCATTGGTGGACAGGGCTGGGTAGCTAAACATCAATGGGATCCTGGTATGGTCTCTAAGAGATGGTATCTAACACTAGAAGATGAAAAACTAGCTACCTTTTTTATAATAAAGTTTTCATCGTGATTAAACTCAAACTAGAAATATCTGCGACAAAGGCAATAGAGAGAGCAAACGAATTACGACAAGCCGGTTATGTTCAGAGTGTAGATTTTGATTTTACATTTTACCCTAGTATACAGGATAGATTTAATGGTCCGACTAAACCTAGTTATGTACAATTTCACTTTTACAAAGAATCATTAGCAACATATTATGGATTAAAATGGCAATAATGAAACCTACAGGTACATTTGTACCACTACCAATCAGACATGATGAAATTGATTATGTGATACATGACCGTAATTATATGGGTAGTAGAAACAGAACCTCATATGTATATGAGTGTATAAAGAAAAAAGAAGATCCAACTGTAATTGTCTCATGGTGCAGACGTAATTTCGGTGAAAGAGGGGTGGGTTGGGACTTTCTTTTTACCTCAGGAAATGTTACAATCATACTGTGGGATGACAAATTTAAAACTATGTATGAACTATGGAAAAATTGATATCAAAGATTTGTAACCGATGCAAATGTATTAAACCATTGAATCAATTTGGTAACGATAGTGGTGGTAAAAAATTACGGTCTGATTGCAGAGTATGTGATAGTACACTGGCTAAAGAACGTATTGAAATAAGAAAAACTGCACCACCGATTCCCGTCAATCATATTTGCCCTGTGTGCGAACAAACAGAAGAACAATTAAATGAAAATATTAATCCAACACTACGCAAAAAAGGTAGACCGTGGGTGATGGATCATAATCATACTGAAAAAACATTTCGCGGTTGGTTGTGTAGAAAATGCAATTTAGGATGTGGTAATTTTAAAGACAACCCTGAATTGTTAGAAAAGGCAGCAAGATATTTAAGAGAAACACAAAATGGCAAATGATGTAATGATAGATATTGAAAGTTTGAACACTACACCTGATTGTGTAATACTTACTATCGGCGCAGTTAGATTCGATCCCAAAGGTACTGGCGTTGTTGAAAAGTTAGAACTACGACCTACTGTTGAGGATCAAACAGAAATATATAATAGGAGTATAAATGAAGATACATTACGTTGGTGGAGTACACAGAGTCCTGAAGCACTTGAAGAGGCAATGGGAGAGAATGGGAGAACATCATTTAAAGACTGCATGGAGACACTCTATAAGTTTTGCTGGAATAGGCGTTGTGTTTGGAGTAACGGTGCTAGTTTTGATTGCGTTGTTATGGAACATGCTTGGAGACAAACAAGTGACAAACCAAATCCTATACCTTGGCCATTTTGGTCAGTCAGGGATACCAGAACTCTATATGACATTACAGGAGTCAAACTCAAAGACGGTGGACACGTTACCAGCCACAAAGCGGTAGAAGATGCTGAACGTCAGGCTATTGTTGTACAGCAAGCATATATGAAATTAATAAAAGCAGGATTAGTGGAGAGTAAAAAATGATATTAGTAACAGGTGGTGCCGGATTTATTGGTTTGAATTTTGTCAAGTACTTATTAGAAAAGAAAAAAGATGTATTTGTCATTGATAAGTTTACCTATGCGAGTAATCCAGAAGCATTGAAGAAGTTAGCAGTTAACTATGCGGTCATAGATATTGCAGATGAACATAGTTTAAAAGAATTAGATAGATTTTCTTTTACAGAAGTCTATCACTTTGCCGCAGAAAGTCATGTAGACAATTCAATAAATGATGTTCAACCTTTTGTAAAATCAAACATTCACGGTACTATCAATCTATTGAATTATTTCCGCAATAAAAATGTTAAGTTCATACATATATCAACTGATGAAGTATTTGGAGAAGTAGCGGAGCCATATAAGTTCAATGAACAATCACAAATTGATCCTCATAACCCATACTCTGCTAGTAAGGCAAGTGCTGAACATTTTGTAACCGCATTTAAAAACACATACGGGATGAAGGGTGTTATCATTAATAGCAGTAATAACTATGGACCATATCAACATACTGAAAAGATGATCCCCAAAACAATCTCTAATATTTTACAGAATAAAAATATTCCTGTATATGGTCAGGGCTTACAAGTTCGTGATTGGATTTATGTAGAGGATACATGCGATGCAATTTATAAAATTTCTCAGCTAGACAACAACCAAGATAGATACTGTATTGGTGGCGATTGTGAAATCAAAAACATTGATTTGGTTAAACAAATATTGAATTTGATGGAATCAAGTACTGATTTAATTACATACGTAAATGATAGACCGGGACATGATATGAGATATAGTACTGATATCAGTTTAGTATTACGTGACACAGATTGGAACGTATCACATTCATTAGGTGTAGGTTTGAAAAAAACAATAGAATGGTATAAAAATGAAAATAGGATTTAATTGCAGTAGTTTTGATTTGTTTCATGCCGGACATGTAACAATGTTAAAGATGGAAAAAGAATTGTGCGACTATTTAATAGTTGCATTACAAGTTGACCCCACGATTGATAGACCGGGTGTTAAAAACAAACCATGTCAAAGTGTATATGAACGCTATGTACAATTGCAGGCATGTAAATATGTGGATGAAATTTTGGTATACTCAACCGAATACGATTTACTACAAATGTTAATGACCCAAACTATTCATATTCGTTTTCTAAGTGAAGAATATGTTAATAGAGATTTCACCGGAAAGCAATACTGTATTGACAATGACATTGAATTGCACTATCATAAGAGACAACATAACTATAGCAGTAGCGAACTACGTGGTAGAGTTGCAAAATTAGAAAACATGAAAGACGAAACAGTTAGTATCCCACAACATTCACCGGAACTTTTAAAATGATTATACTTATTGGACATGGATATATCGGTAAAGCGATAAAGAAAGAATTAGAACAACAAAACTTAGAACATATTTGGATTAAGCATAGTGACCCTGTACCAGCTGGTAAACGAGCAATCATTAATGCTACTGGATTCACTGGTGTGCCTAACGTAGATGCTTGTGAGATTTACAAACAAGAAACAATTGACGGCAACGTATTGTATCCTTTGTTCTTAGAGCAGTCAGAGAAATGTCCTATTGTACATATCTCTAGTGGTTGCGTATATACAGGATATGAAAAACATTATAGTGAAACTGATGAACCTAATTTCAATTTTAACAATGGTAGTTTCTATAGTGGAAGTAAAGCATTAGAACAAAAACTATTAGAACCCTATATGAATAAGAGTTATCTGTTGCGTATTCGTATGCCTTTTAGTGATGACCATGACCCTAAGAATCTATTCAGTAAATTAGCACGTTATGAAAAATTGATTAACTATGAAAATAGTTTGAGTTATGTTCCTGATGTGGCTAAAGTTGCTGTAGAGTTTGCAAACAATCATAAGACAATACCTAAAGGATTGTACAATGTGTGCAATCCAGGATCAACTACTACTAAGTATCTATCGGATAGACTAGGTTTCAATAAAGAGTGGTTTACTAAAGAAGAATTTAAACAAGCAGTGGTTGCTCCGCGTAGCAATTGTGTATTAAGTACAGATAAGTTACAAAGTGTGTTTCCGATTCAAACTCTTTTATCAGCATTAGCTAATTGCATCCCTAAATATAATGAAATTTAACTCAGACATTGACATTGACTTTGGTAGCAGGGACAAGATATTAGAACATATCAAATACATCCCTGCGGCAATGCGTAAGGTTGATCCTATACGTAAACATGCTACTGGTATCTATGTTACTGATATACCATATGATGCGATTAATCATATGTCTAACTTAGATTACAATGAAGCTGAAAAGCGCGGATATATAAAGCTAGATTTCTTAAATGTGCATGTCTATGACAAAGTACGTGACGAACAACATTTAATTGAGTTAATGCGTGAACCAAATTGGGAAAAACTTAATGATAGAGTGTTTGTTGAAAAGCTGATTCACTTAAGCAATCATTATAACAGTATGCAGAAGATGCCAGAACCTATTGATAGTATACCTAGACTGGCGATGTTTCTAGCAGTTATCAGACCATCAAAGAAGCATTTAATTGGAAAATCTTGGCGTGAAGTGGCAAAAACAGTATGGGATGATGATAAGACAGGGTATCACTTTAAGAAAAGTCATAGTATTGCCTATGCACAATTAGTTGTTGTGCATATAAATCTATTAGACTCAGGACATTCGTTTGACTAGTGTAATTGATTTACGTTTACTTTTACGTTTTGCTAGTTCTAACATACTGCATATTGGGCCATGCACTATTGTTAGACTTTTGTTGTTGAATGTACGAATGTACGGTTTGAAGGGTTCCCAGTCGTTTTTAAGAAACATATTTATGGGTATTAATCTATTACTTTCCCACCACCACTGGTCACCTAACACTAGAAATTGTTCCCTAAGATCCGGGTGTATAATAGATCCGTAGTCGTATATAGTGGTGACCACATCATCCCTATTCTGAACTATTCCTACATAGTCTTGGCCTGCGTAGGAACACACTGTAATAAAGGGGTGATTTTCTGTTAATTTTTTGAAAAATTCGTTATGAATCATTGTTTATCATATTTCAGTGTTATTTATACGATATGGTTACCCGATATAATATTATTTTAATAAATATAGTATAGGAGCCAATCTGTGTATTCAACCAACGTTTATCATTATACCCCAAGACAAATAGTTGTAGTAAACTTTGGCAATTCAACCAGGAGATACCAAAACGTGTATGCTAAAACATTAAAATTACATAAAGGTGTTGACAACAAATTACAGTTTCAGGTTTTAAATCAAGACCAAAAACCAGTCAACATTACAAACAAAGAAATAACATTAAGAATCATTAGTTTTGAGGGAAGTCACATATTACTTAAAAAATCATTAATGTTAACATTACCCTTAAAGGGGTTGGCAGAATTACAAGTAACTACTCCAGAATTAGAACACATTGATGCTCAAAAATGTTATTATACTTTAGAAATACCAGATGGTGGTTTTGACAATTTACCGATATTTATAGATAATGATGGTAGTGGTAGAGGTGTTATAGATATAGTTAATAGCACATTGCCTAGTTTTAAAGCAGCCTATGAATTTGATATTCCGTCGCATCCTCCGATAGTTGCACCGTTAATTGGTCAACTACCTATACCCATAACATATTACACTAGTATACATAGTACATCGGATAATCCAATCATAACGATTCAAATTAAATATACCGATTATACCGGTGATATAATTCCACAAGGATCTACTACTGGCGTGGGCGAATGGTATGACATAGATTATTATGATTATGACTTAAGTACGGGTACTGAAGGCTGGACCATAACAGGTTATCATCCTTATATCCGCTTAAAGTTTGTCAGTACTCACGGTACTGTGGATAAAATATTAGCCAGATAATATACCAACCTTCTTGCTTTTTGATACAACTTATGTTAACATAGTAATATGTTTGACATCCTTTCATTAATTCCGGGTAGAAAGAAACAAACAGGTAGCGGTTGGACTAGTTTCAACGCTATTTGTTGCAACCAACGCGGACATAGAGAGGATAAAAGAAGTAGGGGCGGTATAAAATTCGATGGTGTAAACAATTGGGTAATGCATTGTTTCAATTGTAGTTATAGCTGTAGCTTTACATTAGGCAAAAATATAAGTCCCAAGACAAGACAATTTCTATTATGGTGTGGTATTGATAGTGACCAAATTCAAAGATGGAATTTAGAAAGTTTACAACACAAAGATTTATTAGATTTTAGTGGTAATCGTAAACCACGAAGTAAAGTAAAATTTAAATCACGTGAGTTACCAATTGGTGAGACGTTAGATATAAACAATTCCAATCATTATCATTATATTGAATATTTAGAAAAACGATGCATTCATTATGATAGCTATCCTTTTGTAGTAACTCCCAATGATAGAGGAAGAAATAGTAATAGGATTATCATCCCATATACGTATATGGGGAAATCAGTGGGACACACTAGTAGGTATTTAGACAATAAAACACCTAAGTATATTAATGAGCAAGATGCAGGTTATGTATTCGGATATGATTTACAAAAACCTGAATACAGTATGTGTATTCTAGTTGAAGGAATCTTTGATGCATTGAGCATTAACGGTTGTGCTTTAACTCATAATACAATAAGTGATGACCAGGCTCATTTACTTTCACAATTAAACAAACAGATTATTGTTGTACCTGATAGAGATAAGACAGGGCTAGATATAATTGACAGAGCATTGGAATTGGGGTATAGTGTAAGTTTACCTCCCTGGGATAAATCAATCAAGGATGTTAATGATGCAGTAATAAGATATGGTAAGTTACCTACATTACTAAGTATCATACAACACGCAACAAGTAGTAAGATAAAAATAGAATTAAGGAAAAAACAGATTGCTAAAGGAATATAACACAGACGTTCAACGGCTCTTTTTACAAATGATGCTAACTAATGCAGAATTGTATATTAGAGTTATGAATATTATGAATCCGCAGAACTTTGATCGGGCATTAAGACCTGTATCAGAATTTATGAAAGAGTACAGTGAGAAATATAGTATACTACCGGATATAACACAAATAAAAGCAACAACAGGAATAGAACTTGTACTCATTGAAGATTTTGGTGATAGACACACTGAGTGGTTCTTAGAAGAATTTGAATCATTTACTAAACGACAAGAACTAGAACGTGCTATTCTTAAGAGTGCCGATTTACTTGAGAAGGGTGAATTCGGACCAGTTGAGAAACTAATCAAAGATGCAGTACAGATTAGCTTACAACGAGACATGGGTACAGATTACTTTGCTGATCCTAAAGCACGATTGCACAAATACTTCAATGCAGGCGGACAACAAAGTACAGGCTGGCCTCAACTTGATAAACTGTTATACGGTGGATTTAGTCGCGGTGAATTGAATATTTTTGCAGGTGGTTCAGGTTCAGGTAAGTCATTAGTGATGATGAACATTGCATTGAATTGGTTGCAACAGGGACTTAGTGGAGTATATATTAGTTTAGAATTGAGTGAAGAATTAACCTCACTTAGAACAGATGCTATGCTGACTATGATGAGTACCAGAGACATTCGTAAGGATATTGACAGTACAGAACTTAAAGTTAAAATTGCAGGTAAAAAATCCGGTGATTATCGTGTTAAGGGCTTGCCAGCACAAAGTAATGTTAATGATATTAGGTCATACTTAAAAGAAGTACAAATTCAAACTGGAATCAAAATTGACTTTGTTATGATTGATTATTTGGATCTAGTTATGCCGGTTAGTGTTAAAGTTAATCCCAATGACCAGTTTATTAAAGACAAGTATGTTAGTGAAGAATTACGTAATTTGTCTAAAGAATTAGGTGTATTAATGGTAACAGCAAGTCAGTTGAATCGTAGTGCAGTTGAAGAAATTGAGTTTGACCACAGTCATATTGCAGGTGGTATCAGTAAGATTAACACAGCAGATAACGTGTTTGGTATCTTTACAAGTCGCAGTATGCGTGAGCGTGGTAAGTATCAAATTCAATGTATGAAAAGTCGTAGTTCGACGGGTGTGGGACAGAAAATTGACTTGGAATACAACATTGAGACTATGCGTATTACTGACGAGGATCCTGACGGGTATGCAGACCAACAAGCAAAATATAGACCCAGTTCTAGTCCCAATGACATTATGAATCGATTAAAGCCCCAATCTACTGTAATTGATTCTATTACAGGAGAAATTGAGCCAATAAATACACGGGTTGTTGCTGATGTTCAGGGTTCAAAATTGAAATCATTGATAAACAATCTGAAAAGATGATAAATACTACTAGGAAACTATATCATGCAAAAGAAAACTCGCAGTTTGCTAGAGGAATTAGAAGCCATAGGCAATAACCGTGATACTAAACATATCATTGAGAGCCGAGCCCATAATATTATTACTAGTGCTATTAATCTATTAGAAATGATTAATAAACAGTATGACCCTGAAAAAGCACAAATACTAGAACGCAAACTACTAAGCGCAATCAAAGCCAGAGATCAGGGTAGATTTTCCAAGAGTATAAGGAAAAACGATGAAACTCAATGAGGTCATTACTGAAAATAGATTTACTGATTTTGCTAAAAAACAAGCATTCAACCTAGTTGGGCAAAATTCTGACTGGGGTAGACAGGGATTAGAATTACAAACTAAACAGAAGTATATTACTAAAGTTGAACAACTGTTATCTATGAATATCAAGAGCGCAGGTGTAGCCGGTAATACACCTGATCCTTCGTATGTTAAAAATTTAGTTGTTGGATATTTAAAGAAGAATGGTATAAATATTCCTCTATTACCGCCCCCCGATCCAAAAGCACCACCTCCCGCAAAGCCGACGCCGGCCCCATATTGGGAAGGACAAATAGATAGAATTGCACCGGGAGTTGCAGGTAACAATTCTACGGCAATATCTCAAATGGCAAATTTAATTTATCAAATTATATCATCTGAGAGTGAAACACAACCAACTGCAACATTAGCGACTGGTGGTTCCGGCGGTGGTGCTAGTAGTACAACTAGTACTGACACAACAGCTATTGTTAATATGATACGAAAACTTGCATCACAGGGTAATACTACTGGTTTGCAAACAATTGCTAATGCTGCCAATAGAAGTCTCAGTAGAATTGCTAAACAAAATGTAGCACAAACGCCGCAAGCACCACAAAATATTCCCGTTTCAATTGGTGGCAATCCAATATCACCGGGACATCCCTCATATGCCGCGGCGCAGGCAGCGGCGCAGGCAGCGCAACCTGTTCCGGAAAGCAAGAATATAGTACAGTCTTGGATTAAGGTTGAATAATGAATTCATTACGTGACCTAGTTGACAAACTAGAAGATATCAATACCGTCGTTACAGAAGAAGTAGAGTTAACTAAGGCTCACGTTGAACATCCTGAAGATTTGATATTTGATATTGGTTCTAGAGGAGCGACTCAAGGATTGCAAGCAATAGTTAACACTGTTAAAAATCCTAATGTAGTAACTATTAAGTGGGACGGATATCCTGCATTAGTATTTGGTACTGGTATGGATGGTAAGTTTATCATAGCAGATAAACACATGTTTAATAAAGCAGACGGCAGCGGACATGTAACTAGCCCAAAAGCATTCCAACAATATGATATTGCTAGGGGAATTGACCGCAGCCAATTGCATCAAATTATTGCTACTATTTGGCCAGGTCTACAAAAATCATATTCGGGTAGTGGATTTTATTGGGGTGATTTGTTGTTTAGCCAACAATTACAAGATGAAAATGGGCTTTATAAGTTTAAAGCTAATCCAAATGGTATAACATACACTGTTGAAGTAGACAGTGAAATTGGAAAATTAATAACAGGTAAAGTTGGGGGTATAGCAGTGCATCAGTATTTGCCACCTCAAGCCACTAACGTACAACAAGCACAATTGTTAAACGGTTCTATTGGGCAGTTAACAAACAACAGTAACGTTGCTGTTATTCCAGCTAAAATGCCGACTACACCTAAGTTGAAATTTTCACCAGCCGATGTAGCAAAAATTCAGCAGGTTATTTCTCAGGCAGGAGATGCAGCCGATGCATGGTTGCTTCAAGCACCAGCAGGAACTAAGTCAGCATTCCCAGCAATGTGTAAAGTCTATATCAATAAGAAAATTGTATCAGGCAATTTAACTAATTTAGTTGGTGATTTTTATAAATTCTTTGAGACTCGTCCAATGTCAGACGGGATACGTATAAAATTAACAGAACATTTTAAGCAAAATGAAGCTGGTATAAAAAGTGCATTCGTAATTTGGATGGCAATATACAATGCTAAAATGAAGATTGTGAATCAGTTAGATAAGGCTGCAGAAGCTAGCCCGGTCAAAGGTTATCTACAAGACGGGACACAAACCCAAGAAGGATTTGTTGCAAATGGGGTCAAATTTGTCAACAGAATGGGCTTTAGCCGTCAAAATTTAGCCGCCAGAGGCTAGCCAAAACCAACATTTTTTTCTATATGGCATAAATAATAGTATGAGTTCTATATGAATTCAAACTTTTAAAGGAAAATTATCATGGCATATACAACAAGATTACACGGCGACACAAAACCAGTATTCGCAATTGACTCATTAGCAGGTTCTGGAGTTGCAACAGTAGCTACACCAGTAATGTTATCTGGTCCAAAACTAGACTTCTTTGGTTTAGACCTAGGTGCAACACCAGCTAACGAGTTTGATTATGACGAAGCTATCCACGCTGTCATTCAGTGCGTAACACAATTGGCAACTACACATTTCT